TCCGTAATTAGAAGCTAGTTCACTACGATTTGAGAAGCTGTGGTCTTCCCCTTTTTGGTATAGGTAATCTACTACACTTGTCTCACTTGCTTGTGCGCTGTGACCTCCTACGAACAAAATTCCTGTACCGATTGCTAATGTTGTTACAATATTCCTCAATGTTTTCATTAATTCGTTCTCCTCTACATTATATTTGTATTGCTTATACTTACTAATGTAACACAAATGTACAGGAAATCATTGGATGTAAAGAAATTGTAAAGGTATTGTAATAAACTTTAAGTCAATAAGAAAAGAGTAGCGCATGTATTACTGCACTACTCCGTTAACTACATTGTTAGATTTTAATGTGCTGGTACTATTAATTGTAGCTTTGTTTAGAACGTTATTTTGTATTACAAAAGCTGGTGTATTTGTTGTTAAATCATTTATAGCAACTTGAGAATTGTTCTTTGCTCGGAAGTAATTATCCTTCATGATGATTGCGCTACCTGTGAAAGTCGCCTCAACCGTAACCATCGCTCTCGGTAATGCATCATTTGTCTGTTTAAGGATATTATCTGTTATGAATACTTCATCGTTTACGTTCTGGACTGTGAGAATGTATCCGCTAGTCTTATCTACTTTACAACCCTTCATGATGAATGATTTCAATTGTGTAACAGTTAATAGCGCGTTGTTACCATCTGTAGAAGAGAAGTTACAGTTAACTAATTCTAGAGAATTCGTAGCATCCGTGTTTCTAGATATATTCATGAATGTACTTAGTTCAGTGAAGTCACAGTTAACGTATGTACCGCAAAGTAACCCAGTGTCTTTTGTATTCTTAAACTTACAGTTCTGGAATATCCAGCCTTGTTTAAATGAAGCGGCGCTACCTACGTAAGTCAAGTAGTTTACATCTTTACCTTGAAAAATACAGTTAACAAAGGATTGCGGTTCTTGTTTTACCTCTAACGTCCATTGGATACTATTTGATAACGCGTTTAGTTTGTCCACGTCATTGAAGAATGAGCAGTTATCTACCGTAACAGAGAATGGGTATGGGTTATCCGATACGTATTTACAGTTATGGAATGTACATCCTTCTATCTTCGTTTGTTTTGTTGCATATGCTACAGTAGATGTAACCTGACATCCGTACATGTAGTTGTTAGCGAATAAAACTTCACCGAACAGGGTAACCTTACTAAATCTAATGATATTACCAGTAGCTACTACTTTATCTGCTCCACCGTTTATCGCTAAACTTACGTACCCACTGTTAGTAGGAGGCAATAATACATTGTCCTTAACGAAGATGTTTTTACCATTAACTACGATGATATTGTACTTCTCATTGCTGTAGAAGAAGTTTTTATTAATGTGTATCATCTGGTTTAGGTCGTATCCATCCTCTATATCTATCCCGGATTGTGGGTCTACACCCGAAATATGATGTATCTGGTTTCCATCTATGTAAAGGTTTTTCGCTCCACAAACAGATATACCTTGTCTTCTATTATGGTGTAAGTCGCACTTGTTTATGTACACGAACTGTGCAAAAGTAGGTACACGCACATTTATTGTACAGTTAGCTGCTACAGGTACGTTAGATTGGTGAAGTACGACTCTTGCGTAACTTGCTCCAGTTGGTACTTCTACTTCATCGAAGAATTGCACACTCTTAGCAGAAGATATAAATGCGTCGTTCGATTTATAGAAAATTACATCGTAGTAATCACATTTAATATCAGCACCTAATCCACCATATCCATTTCCGTATAAACCGAAATATTTATATTTTGTAATAAGCGGCTGCGTCATATCGAACTTTAATGTTGAACGGATTTTAGTTGTACTAGCAGCAAGGGTACCATCTGTATTGCTTATCGTTCCTAATTCCCATGATGATGCTAGGTTTGTAGGTGTAGGTAGAATCTGACCAAAGGAACTATTCAGTGTGATAGAATCTCCTGTAAAATCAGATATTTCTAAATTTTCTAATACAATAAATCGTAAGTTATTGCCGCCATCTGCTGGAGGAGAAAAACTACCTAGCTCTATACCGTATCCACCTTCATGCGTTCCGCCACTACTATAGTCGTGTAAGTCTTTGTCACCTACTATTTTACCATTCTTAATTGTTACGTATTTCTGGTTATGCTTAAAACTAACTACGCTGTATGTTTGAAGGTTGTTCGTTTCCTTCTTTAGTGTAGCTCCGTTTAAATCTATTGTTAAATAATCTACAGGTTTTACCGCACTATCCTTGCTAATAAGGTAGGTTCCTTTAGGGAATACTACATCTGTGAAACCATTATTACTAGCCCAATCTAATGCGTTATTGATTCCTGTAGTTGTCTCTGTTGCTTTTGTTCCTACATTACTTATACCCCACTTACTCAACTCTAGTATATATGAGGAAGCTTTACCTTGATTCGGTGCTGGAACCCATTTACCTAAAGTAGAGTCGTATGTAAGAACATCTTTATCGGTCATACCTACCAAACTAACATCTTCTAAATGTGCTAGTTCAGAGCTACCCCCGACAGGTATATTGATATTACCGTTTTCATCCGGTGTAATTCCGTTTACTTTTTTGATTGCTTTTAACAAGTCTAGTTCTAGGTGCCTAAATAAATCCTCATTTTGTCCTGTGTACATCCCATTTCTAAATGCAGTATGATACGGACTAGACATGACTTCACTCCTTTCTGAACATACATATAATATAACAAAAGAAGCCATCATTACGACAGCTTCTTGTAACATTTTTTTGATATATTAATTATGGAATAGTTTAATCTCCATATTCAAGAAATCTCTACCTTCTTTTATTTTTTCACCTTTTTGGTGTAGTTCCCATTGTAACTCCATCCACTGGTTAGTAAAGTTTTCTACCTCTGTACGCTCTACATATAAATCTAAGGAATCATCGGATAATACATTAGTCAACCTAATGTGGTTAGGTTCGACACTTTCCATTTTACAACCAATGAAGTCATAACCGAAGTCAGACAGTACAACGGTATACAACCACTTACGGAATTTCATATCTTGCATTTCCCTTATTCTATCTGTTAAAATACGTGTTTGTTCCTGCATCTGGTCGTGTATCCTATAAGATAACACTCTCAATTCTGCATTCCCCGCAAAATCTAATCCCAGTTTCTTCTTAGACTCTTCTGTTTTTACTTCCGTGTTCTTGTACATTTTAACATTTTTTGGTACTGATACTTCTCCATATAGTTGATGGAAACTAGCTTGTCTTTGTAAATCTCTTAACCTCTCATCAATAAAATCGTTATAACTCATTTCAATTCCTCCTTGATTTGTGTAATTGTAAACGTCATCCCTTTGATATATGTTTCGTGTTGTACTAGATAACACTCATCATCGTAAGTATAGTCGCAATGATATAGAAATGCTCTAATAGTGTGAGGTGTTGTATCTACCTTTATAACGAACGCACATCCGTAACTATCCTCTAAATAGATGATTAGGCTATCGAAGTATGTAATTTTCGCGTTGTCTGGTAACAGTTTGTCCGCAATGTACTTAACTAATTTCGTTGGCTTCTTCATATTATCTCCTCCTTTTATGTGAATCTAGGGTTATTTCTATAGATTAATTCTTGTTCTAAATAATACTTCTTCAATCTTAATGAATTTTCTTCTTTCTGTGTAAGCTCCTTATTCTTTAGCTTATCAATAACTTCGTACCTTTCTCTAACCAATTCTTGTCTTTTCATATTATCTCCTCCTTTACTTTTAGTATACATAGCTTCTAAAAAATGTCAACAAAAAAAGAGACTAAATTAATAGTCTCTTAATTATTATGCGCTACGAACGTTAGCAGAAGTCAAGAAGTAGAAACGAGCTGTCTCTGAACTGATTTCACCAACGTTAACACTTTCATTGTAGCTGTCGATAGAGCAACCGCGATACGCGATTACTACTTCTTGTGTTAAGTTATCGTATAGTACAATGTCCATGATATCCATTTGTAAAACTTCTTCGCCTAGTGCTGCGAATCCTAGAGAAGCTAAGTTCTCTTTCTTCATTCGGAAACGCTCTACCGTTACAGAACCTTCGTAACGTAAGTATACGTGTTCCTGTGGCATGATGGAACCAATTTGGTAAACACCTTGAGTACCGAATGAACGTTCAGAGCTGATAGATTGAGCGCGGGCAATCGGAACGTTCTTAATCATAAAGTACACGGTATTTGCCGATTGGACAGTTTGATTAGCTAAACTTGCCATATATTCATTCACTCCTATTATTAAATTTTAGTAGAGGGGAACTTGTCCCCTCCGATTATGCAGACATCTGGTTATCTTTGTAAGATAGGTACACGTTGATGTAGTCTAATCCTTGTGTTGGTTGTACAGCGATGTTGATGATTGCTGTGTTACCGTTGATAACTACTTGGATGTCTTCTGGGCTGTAGTTAACGATTAAGCCATCTACGTTCTTCTGAACATCTAAGAATGACTCGATACGGTTCTTGATGATTGAAGCAGAAGTGTTACGGAGACGAGTTCCGATAAACTCTTCATCAAGGACTGTGCGTAACTCTGTAGTTAAGAAGTCAGAAACCTCTCCTAGAGAGATGCGGTTTTGTACAGGCTCATCGATACGGTTGTAAGATGTTGGGTCAGAAACGATACGGAAAGTTGAACCTTTCGTATTACGAGCGAACTCTGTCATTACTACCCCTGCTGCATCTAATTGGTCTAATTGCTCCCCGATGTATTTCTTACCTAATGACTCGATGTTCATTTTTTTGTAAGTAATCGGTTCACCTACTGCTAGTCCACTTGCTAAACCTGCTACTTGAGCTGCGTACATGTAACCCGGAGCTTTGTATACGCGACCATCAGCCATACGACGAACTACGTCGTCACCTACAACCGCTACACGAGCGTTACGTAAGTTAGATTGACGAGCTTTAAGGCTTTCGAATGTCTCTTCTAAACCGCCACCAACGAATCCGCGTAACTGGTTACCAGAAGTTGATTCAGTGCGTAAGAAGTGTGAAAGCTCTGCATGTACAGATTCACTTGCTGTTAATGGTACAATGTAGTAACCGCCTAAGTCCGCTACTTTAAGGAATGTTTCCGCCCAAGAAGTCTTAGGAGCTTTTGTTTCTCCGCCCGATAAACTAGTAACTGGGATTGTAGCTGGAACCGTTTTAGTGAAATCTACTGCAACAGATACGTAACGGTCATTTGCTAGTGTGTTAGCGATGTCAGCCGCGATAGCTTTAACAGCTAATGGAGCATCTTTCGTCATGTCTTTAGCAGCTAGTACGTCAAGGTATTGCGTTCTAACGTCCTTATAGCCTCCTAGAGAGTTCATAGAAGCTTTAAAGTCTGGTAAGTTAGCAATGTCGTTTACAAGCGCGTTAACGTCCTCGTATACGCCCACTCCTAATTCGTAAGTGCGAACTTCTGTCATTGATTGTGTGTCTGCACCAACCTTTAGGATTAACTTCTCTGCTAGTTTAGTAGTAGCGTTTACTTTTACCTCGATGTTACCTTTTTGTGCGCCTGTATATGTAATATTGAAGATGTTACCAATATTGTCGTATACTTTCTCGTAACCTACTTTTGTGAAGTAGACACCTACACGTTTAGCACCCGTAATAGCGTTATCCATTAATTGAACTTGGATGTTGTTCGCGTCTGCACCATATACGTTAGATGTAAATGTTAATCCGCTAGATACTAATGATGCTTGTTTCGCTTCATCTACACGTACAGCGTAAATCTTACCTGCTCCACCTACACCTGCTGCTGGATTCCAAGCCATCTCGATAGCGTCTACTAATTCTCCGCTTTGGAATGCGCTACGAGCTTGAGCTAAGTTTGTTAACTCTACTGGTTCTAATGGTTTGCCATCTGTAGCTGAACCAAGAATGATGACTGGTTTTTCACTTTGGGCATTTGCAGAACCTAAAGCTGTTGAGTCCAAGAACACTTCGGTACGTGGACGTTTTCTATTGAAACCATATGAAATTGCCATATATGTAATCTTCCTTTCCTATGTATGTTTATTTTAAATTAAAATGCTTCTTGAGATTATCTAAGAAAATTAATTCATCTCTTTGATAGTGTTGCCCATTCATTAATGCCTTGAATCCAGCCAATTGAGTGTCACTTAAATCGTATAAGTGTTTCGCAGTTTGGATGAATGTATCAATGTGGACGTAGGGTTTAAGCGGTTCTACTTTCGTCTTCTTTACTTCTTTAGCTTCCTTTTCCACTATGAAACCTCCAATCTATTAATTGAATTTACTATTTATTAAAAGTTCCTTAATCTTATTTTCAATCGGAACGTCTAAACTGTAAGATGTAACGTACTTGATAATGGTTTCTCGTCCGTATAGGATTTCTGGAGAAGAGCCATCAGCACCGTCACCTGTTTTGATTTCGTCTATTTGACCGAACTTTACACCTTGTAACAGGTTGTTCGTATGCTCTTCTGCTGTACTTCTCATGTAGATGAGTACTGCTTTAAGCAATAAATCTAGGCACCTTACTGTATTCATGTTGGTAGAGAGTACTAGAACTGAATAATATTCTGTTGTAGTGAAACCAGAGCGGATACCAAACTCGTCTTTACGGTTCGGATTTTCTGATTCTGCTTCATACCACACAGTGAAAGGTTCTAAATTTTCAAACACCGGGTTGTAATCGAAGTACATTCTATTTCCCACATACTCAAGTTCACCACTGGAGAATGTAATACCCGTTACGCTATCAACATCTGCGATAGGCTTACTAACCTCTAAATACATTTTTCCGTTCGTTTGGTCTACTGTGATTGTGGATTGTTCGGATAATAACCCTCTTGATGGAGCGCTATATGTACTTTCTTGGTTACCGATACTAGTGTGGGATTCTTCTCCCTCTCTAAGTCCGATATAAATGGCTCCTCGAAGCATTTGTTTATCCTGCGGCATTGTGTATACAATAGGTATTTCCGGGGGAGCCGGGTTACGTTTTTCGTCATATACATAAGCCTTGATAAACGCTTCTCTTACGGTTGGTTGAACCTCTTTTAATAGTTCATCTATAATATAGCGGTTCGTCAACAAATTCCCCAGAGTACTTTCTATCTGGGTATATAGGTATGTATCAATACTAGATAACAAATTTTATCCTCCTTTCTAAACTCTAAACACCGTTCTTCATATTCCACTTCATAAGCCTGTTAACGTTCGATACGAAGGTTTTAGAAGTGTTGTTAACGGTTACCTTACCTCTATTCACAATCCAGCTACTAGCAGGTGATTTATCTGATACGGTACGAAATGCTACATAGTCATGTCGATTATTTCCCACTTTAATCTTCGTGATGTTGTTAGAAGTAGGAGTGTAATTTAACATACCTGCATCAGATGATTCTCTCTTATCGTACAAGTAGTCGGATATAACAGTTTTACGTGTGTTCGGTTGGATATCGATAGCCCGTAGTTGTTCGTACATCCTACGTGACATACCTCTTGCTTTCCTTCTGATTGGAACTGTAAGGTACCATCCGCCATTCTTACTTGTTTTACGCTTGCTGCTTTGCGCGAAGTAAGGCTTAAGGTCGATGACACCCATAGAATCCAATCGTTTTTCTGTTACTTGCAGGTACTTAGGCTTTCTTTTAACTTCCATACCTTGCGGTTTACTCTTAGCGATAGCTTGTGCGGTTTCATCGAGAACCTGATTACTTAAATTATTTCCCAGATTGGTAAGAGCTTTTTTCATCTGTGACTGACTCTGGAAAATTCTAGGTCTTCTATTGTTCTTCCTAACCATTCTTAACCAATCCCTTTGAAGAACCCGTTTAATCCATCTGTGCTAGGTTTACGCTTCGCATCGATGATAGTATCTACTTCCTTATTATTAACGCCAACTTCGAATGCTTCTTTCTCGATGAAAATATCCTCACGCTTTAGTAACAGCTTTTGAACTGCATTGTGTTGTGAGTAATCCATATCTCGTACATATCGATGTTCTTTCAATAGGTCAGCTACTAGATATCGCAATGTAGTGTCGATATTAATCGATATGTTGTATCCGTCTAGATGCTCTTTAGGGAAGAATAGATTCTTGTTGTAATCTACCGTGTAATCTTGTCCCTCTAATAGTTCACCTTTCATAGATGTAACGAACTCGATTTTCTTCACATCATAGACCATGAAGAATCCATGCTTTATACGATTAGGTGAAG